GGGCCGTGACTCGCAGCTTTTGGCTAGTTTTTGAACATTTTCCGACTTGCCGATCTGGCTTATTGAGAATCAATAAGGTCTTAGACCCTCTCTTGTTTTTCTAGATATGACGCTATATATGGGGATGCTGCCAAAACAGGCTTACGGTTGACACTGCCGTGACAGTGGATTACTTTTTTCTTATGATCCCTTGGAGGTAAAGGCTTTTCAGCGTGGCAATTGCAACACCAAGCAAAATCGAAATGTGGCCAGTGGCTCGGCTTGTTCCTTATGAGCACAACGCCCGCACTCATCCGCCCGAGCAAGTGGAGAAAGTAGCAGCCTCTATTGTTTCTTATGGATTCAATGCACCAATATTGATTGATTCAAAAGATGGAATTATTGCGGGACATTGCCGCCTAATGGCTGCAAAGCAACTCAACTTAAAAGAAGTTCCAGTGATAAAGCTTGATCATTTAACAGAAAAGAAAAAGCGGGCATATATCTTGGCGGACAATAAATTGTCCGAGCTTGGCGGTTGGGATGAAAACGCCTTGAACTATGAACTGGAATTGTTGAAAGATTGGCAGATAGATATGACTGAGCTTGGCTTTGATGATTCCCAGTTGGATGTTGTGATGGAGGAACTAGATGAACATTTTGAAGATCAAGACGAAATTGAAAAGGACACTGGATTGAGTCTTTGCGTATGTCCGAAATGTGGACATGAATTTGAGAGCTCTTAAAGATGGGAGTATCAATTCGACAATATGCAAAAGAGCGGGGCTGTTCTCATGAGGCAGTACGTCGAGCAATTGCGGCGGGTCGATTAAAAAAAGCAGTCAAAAAAAAAGGGCGGAACTATGACATAGATATTTCAAAAGCAAATGAAGAATGGGAGTTAAACACAGACGACACAAAGCAAAACAATATGGGATCACAAGCGACAATCAAGAGTCCTTCTTTAACTCAGGCTAGAGCGGTGAGAGAAATGTATGCGGCAAGATTGACTCAGTTAGAATTTGAAGAAAAGAGCGGGCTACTTTGCAAGGTGGCGGAAGTTAAGTTGGAATATTTTCAAAAAACGAGAATTGCCAGAGATGCTTTGTTGAATGTTCCAGTCCGAGTTGTTTCAGAACTAGGTGGATTAGTGGGAGATATTACAGACCAACAGCGGCACGATATTTTGCAGCTATTAACTAAAGAAGTGAACTCAGCTCTGGAACAACTAGCGGAGGAAGATGATGGCACTAGCTAAAGGAAAACAAGTTTTAAGGGAGGCATGGATTGAAGGTTTCAAACCTGATCCATTGCTTACGGTTTCTGAGTGGAGTGCTCGATATAGATTTCTTTCAACCAAGGCATCAGCCGAACCGGGGTTGTGGAGAAATAGTCGAACGCCGTATCTCGTCTCGATAATGGATTCACTCTCTCCGAGTAGCTCTTGTGAAAAAGTTGTATTCATGAAAGGAGCTCAGATTGGCGGGACTGAATGTCTGAATAATTTTGTTGGAGCTTGTATTGATAATTTTCCGGGTCCATTTCTTTTGGTGAATCCAACTCAAGACATGGCCAAGAGAAATTCAAAAACAAGAATTGCTCCATTGATTGAAGAATGTCCACAGTTAAGAAACAAAGTTCGGGAGGCCAAAAGTAGAGATTCAGGAAACAGCATTCTCCAGAAAGAATTTTTAGGAGGCATTATCGTCATGGTCGGGGCCAACTCGGCCAGCGGCCTCCGATCTATGCCAGCGAAATATTTGGGGCTTGATGAATGCGACGCCTACCCGGGGGACCTAGAGGGTGAAGGCTGTCCATGCCAATTGGCCGAGGCAAGAACTCGAACATTTAGCAAGAGAAAAATTTTCTATTGTTCAACTCCAACCTTTGCGGGTAGATCAAGGATCGAGCGTGAATACCTTGAATCAAATATGTCCTTGTATCACGTTCCTTGTCCGAACTGTGGGGAATATATTCCGATTGAATGGGAGTCTTTGCGATGGGATAAAAATTTGGAGTGGGTGAAATGTGCTTGTCCAGAATGCGGAGAGTTATTTGATGAGCATCACAAAGCCAAGATTTTGGGTGAAGGAAAATGGATTGCAAGGAACCCAGAATCAAAAGTCCATGGCTATCAACTCTCGTCTTTATATTCTCCTTTGGGTTGGTTCAGTTGGACCCAAGCGGTCAAGATGCACTTGAACGCAAAATCGGATGAAGAAAAAAAAGTTTTTACAAATACAGTTTTGGGTCGAACTTTTGCAGATGCGTTTGATGTTCCAGATTGGGAAGAGTTATATAACCGCCGAGAAAATTATCAGATCGGAACAATTCCAGATAAAAAAATTGCTGTTTTAGTTGCTGGGGCTGACGTACAAAAAGACAGAATCGAGATGGAGGTTGTTGGCTTTTGTCCCAACATGGAAAGTTATTCAATAGACCATCAAGTCGTTTATGGGAACACCGCCGAGGATGAGGTTTGGATTGAATTGTCAAAACGGATTCGATATATCTATCCGTCAAGTTGTGATGGAAAGGACATGGCGATTCGCATGGTTGCTATTGACTCAGGATTTAGAACTCAGGAGGTTTATAGATGGGTTAGGGGAGAGAACCAAGCTCAGGTGATTTGCATAAAAGGAAGGGAAACCCAATCCACAGTCATTGGTCCTTCATCATCGGTAGACGTAACGAGACGAGGGAAGACATGGAAAGCAGGGGTGAGGGTGTGGCCTGTTGGAACGTCAGTTACTAAGTCGGAATTGTATGGATGGTTGAAAAGAAAAAAACCATTAGATGAAGATGACGAACTTCCATTTGGTTGGGCTCATTTTCCAGAATGGCCAGAGGAGTATTTCAGACAGTTATGTGCAGAGCAATTAGTGACTAGGGTGGTGAGAGGATACCAAAAATTCCAATGGGAAAAAATCCGTGATAGAAATGAGATTCTTGACTTGCGGGTTTATGCTCGGGCCTGTGTTACTGCTCTTGGTTGTGATCGTTGGGATGAGAAACGATGGCTTAAAGAGTCCAGCAAAGTAAATCCAATTACAGAAAAAAAAGGAGCAAGTTCGGAAAAAGGTTTAAAGAGACGTAGAGGATCTTTCTTAAAGCGTTAGACTATGAAAAGTTAGAGGTACGGCGTGGCTTCATCTTTATTTACACAAGCGGGATTGGATGCACTTGAGGAGAATATTGCGGCGGGACATTTAGAGGTTGAATATGACAATAAAAGAGTTAGGTATAGAACTTTATCTGAGATGATGCAAATTAGAGATCTAATAAAAAGACGTCTTGGAGGGAAGACCACTCGCCGAGTTGTTCAATACTCAAACGGAATCAAATGACAAAGACACCCTCACAAAATGCGGTTGATAAATTGATCGGCGTTGTTCATCCGTCGGAAGCTTTGAAACGTCAAAAAGCTCGGATGGCTTTGCATCAACTCAGAAGATTTGATGGAGCTGGCGGCGGACGTCGGACCGATGGTTGGACAAGTGCAACGTCATCCAGTGCGGATGCTGTTAATGGTCCAGACCTTGCAAAGATGCGAGATCGGTCTAGAGATTTAACAAGAAATAGTCCTTATGCGTCCAGAGCTGTTTCGACTATTTGTTCCAATACTGTTGGAACTGGAATTCTTCCTCGGATAAGTTCACGGCGTTCAAAGGTTAGGCAATCCAGAATTACAGACTTGTTCAACGAATGGGCAACCGATCCAAGTCAAATTGATTGGGAGTCAAGAAATGATTTTTATGGTTTGCAAAATTTAGTTCTTAGAACTGTTGTTGAAAGTGGAGAGTGTTTAATTCGTCGTCGAACAGTTTTAGATAATGAAACTATTCCTCTAAGGTTGCAAATTCTGGAACCAGATTTCTTGGATACTGGAAGGGATGGAGCAATTGCCACGGGCCATATAAAGCAAGGAATTGAATTTAATAGGGAAGGTCAAAGGGTTGCATATTGGGTATTTGAAACTCATCCGGGTGATTCTTCTATCTCGTCAATTAGTGGATTAGGAAAATCAAATCGAATTGATGCAAAAGAGATATTGCATGTTTACCGACAAGAAAGGCCGGGAGCTAGTCGTGGGATTCCTTGGTCGCATTCTGTAATTATTAAGCTTAGAGATTTTGAAGATTATTCCGACGCTCAATTGTTAAAGCAAAAAATCTCAGCTTGTTTCGCTGGTTTTGTTGTTGAGCCAGAAAGTCCAGACGCTGCTTTGGAAGGTGATTTGATCGAGTCTTTAGAGCCGGGTTTACTCGAAGTCTTGCCACCGGGAAAAGATATTAAATTTGCAAATCCTCCAAGTACTGCGGAATATGAAAAATTTACTCGTTCGATTCTTTTGCAGATTGCCAGCGGTTACGGAATAACTTATGAATCATTGACCTCCGATTTGTCCGCCACTAATTTTTCATCGGCTCGCCTTGGTTGGTTGGAGTTTTATCGAAATATTGAGACTTGGCGTTGGCAAATGTTGATTCCGCAATTTTTAACTCCTACATGGAAATGGTTTAAGAATGCGGCGGAAATTGGTGGAGTTCCTGTTGGAGATGTCAAAATAGAATGGACGCCACCTCGAAGAGAGTTAATTGATCCATCAACCGAAATTGAAGCAACAATAAAACAAGTTCGAGCGGGACTGCTCTCATTGCCAAAAGCTTTGAGGCAGTTCGGCTATGATCCCGAGGAGATCATGGCCGAGATCGGGGAAAGTAATGACAGGCTAGACGCCTTGAAATTAATTCTTGATTCTGACCCAAGACAGACGGCTCATAATGGGGCAACCCAAAAAGCCGAATCCTCAGAGGACTCATCTACTGAAGAATCTCAAATTAATTGATATTATTCTTTTGTAGGCGATAACATGAAAACGCAACCCAACGAAAACTCTATGGATGATCTCTTATTTACAAGAGGTCAATTCACTCCAGCTACTTATGACGCTGAAGAAAGAACCGTCGAGCTAATTTGGAGCACAGGAGCACCTGTTCAACGTCGGGGCTTATCTGGCCCTTTCATTGAAGAGCTGGATATGTCACCATCCTCAATAAGGATGGACCGACTTAACAGCGGAGCCCCTCTCTTAAATTCTCATCGATCAGGCGATCTTTCCGACGTTTTAGGCGTAGTGACTAGGGCGTGGATTGATGAGGAAAAAAACGAGGGTCGAGCCCTTGTGCAATTTTCAGCTAGGGATGAGGTTTCCTCAATTATTGAGGATGTCCAGACTGGGGTGTTGAGAAACATCTCTGTCGGATATGCGACCCATTCAGTTGAAAAGCGATCCAATGAGGACACAGAAATTCCAATTTTAAGGGCTACCGATTGGGAGCCCATGGAAATTTCATTGGTCCCAGTTGGGGCTGATCCAGCCTCGCAAATCAGAGCCGAAGAAGCTCTATCTAAAAACCTAATTGACTTAAACAATCAGGAAGCCAACATGGAACAAACGAAGCGAACAGAGGAGGAGGCAACAGTGGAAACACCTGTAGTCGAATCATCTCGTATTTCTGCCGAGGACGTTCAGGCTGCCGTTGCCGCTGAGAGAACTAGATCTAACAAGATCCGATCCTCTGTTCGTGCCGCTGGCTTGCCCGATAAACTCGCAGATGAATTAGCTGAAAGCGGAGTTGATTTTTCAACCGCTTCAGAAAGAATTTTTGATGCCTTGCGTCAGAAAGAAGAAAAAGCACCAACTACTCAGCATGTCGAGGTAACAACTGGACATACTGAGAAAAGATATGAGTGCATGGGTGCAGCTCTTGAAGCTCGCACAGGTGCGGGTGAATGGACAGACGCAGCAAAAGAGTATAGGGGTTCTTCACTTCTAGACCTTGCTAAGGAAGCACTCATTTTGAAAGGCGAATCCGTCCGAGGTATGGATGGAATGGAAGTGTCTCAACGTGCATTACATAGCACTTCAGATTTTCCAATCCTTCTTTCAAATACTGCAAACAAGTCTCTAGTTGCTGCTTATAACGCAGCCCCTCAGACTTTCCGCCCATTGGTTCGGACTGTTTCAGTTCCTGACTTCAAAACAGTTTCCAGAGTTTCACTCGCTGGAAAACCAAATCTTGAAGTCGTGAATGAAGGCGGCGAGTTCAAGCGTGGAAGTCTTGACGAGGCTCAAGAGACATACAGCATCAAGACCTACGGAAAGGTTTTGGCTGTAACTCGTCAGACAATTGTTAACGATGATCTTGACGGTCTTGGCCGTATTCCATCACTCTTTGGTCGTGCGGCTGCTGACCTTGAATCAGATTTGGTTTGGGGTTTGATTACTGCCAATGGAACAATGGGAGATGGCAGAGCATTATTCCAAGCGGCTAACCATGCCAACTTGGCCAGTTCAGGCGGTGCTCTTTCTATTGCAACCGTAGGAGCTGCAAGAAAATCAATAAGACTTCAGAAAGACCTTTCTGGCAACAGAATTAACATTCAACCTGAATCTCTTATCGTTCCCGCTGCTCTTGAGGTAACTGCTCAACAGTTCCTTGCACCGGGTAATCAGTATCAAGCCAACGCAGTTTCTGGAGCAACAGGACCTAACATTTTTGGCGGTGCTTTCAACTTGATTGTGGAGCCACGCTTGGATGATAATTCAGCTACAGCTTGGTACATGGCATCTAGCCCAAGTCAGCTTGACATGATCGAGCTTGCTTATCTTCAAGGTCGTAGCGGTCCTTTCACAGAACAAAGAGTCGGCTTTGATGTTGACGGTTTGGAGCTGAAAGTTCGCCTAGATGTTGGAGCGGCTGTCCTTGACTACCGTGGCCTTTACAAAAACGCTGGGGCTTAATTAACCATGAAAAATTTCGTTCAACCCGGAAATAATGTCACCGTCACAGCGGCGGCGACAACAACATCTGGCCAGCTTGTCGTTCAGACAAGTTTGGTAGGAGTTGCACTCACTGACGCAGCCTCTGGGGCTGAGGTCGAGATTGCGACTACAGGTGTTTTCAAATATGCAATGGCATCTGGAGCAACTCTTAATGTGGGTGCTTTGGCATACCTCAACAGTTCCGACGAGCTAACAAACACCGCTGGATCTGATCCAGCCGTGGGCGTTGTTGTTGGAACATATTCAACAGATCACAGAGATTTAAAAGTCTACGGTCACAAGTTGAATTAATTAAATGAATGAGGCCCTCACAAATCGAGTAGTCAGTGCGGCAATGCGGGAAATGGGCGAACCCATCACCTACACCCGAGAAGGCGTTCAATACTCGATTAGAGGGCTTTTTTCATCTGCTTATACAGGAATTGAGAATGGCATTCCTATTTCTGTAAATACTCCAGTCTTAACGATCAATCGGAAAGATGTTTCATTTGATCCTAGAGATGGTGATCAAGTTTTAATCCGTGGAATTAATTATCGAGTAAGGGACACACAAGAGGACGGCGGAACAGGCGTTGCTCTACAACTACAGCGAACCGATGCCCGATCATCCTAGAAAAATTATTCGACAAGGTTTGGCCACTCGGTTGGCCACGCAAAAAAGTGATAATACATATTGGACTATTGCGGGAGCGTCGGCGTTCTCTACAAAGCCAGACGCAATTGATCCCTCAGACATGCCTTGCATTATTGTGAGGTCATTGGAAGAAAACGTCGAAGTGACAGGCGTTACAGAATTTTGCACATTTCAGAGACGCTCTCTCGTTTTAAGTGTTGATGGAATGATTGAGGCTTTAGATAATTTAGAGGATGTATTGGATGATTTGGCCGAGGGAATAGAAAGTGCTTTTGATAGTTATCAAATTGTCGGAGTTGAGGACGCAAAAATTCAATTAAACAAAACTGAATTTGATTTGCAAACTAACGCCGAAATTCCATTTGGAACTGTCCTAATGGAATATCTAGTCACTTACCACGTTAAAAAAGAGGGAGTAGACTATGGCAATGTAAGTCCAACATCTCCACTCAATAAAGAGTGTGACAAGGACCCCAACGCTACTTGTGTTGATCCTGTAAATGTGACTACCTTAATAGCTGAAATAAATCGGGAGTACGATCCAAACGATCTTCCCGAGCCAGCGATTGAGACACTTATTCCCTGATTTTCATGGCCACCAAAAAAACAACACCTAAGGCAGCGGCGAAGCCTAAAACAACAGCCAAGAAAACGCCAGCAAAGGCAGCTCCAAAAGAAGCTCCTAAAGTTGAGGCTTGTCCAGCTCCTACTGTTTCGGCGTTAAGCTCTGAAGACTTAGCCAAGTTCTTGGCATTGCCAAAAGGTTATGACTCTAAGGAAGTTGGTTTGGTTTTACAAGCGGCAACTGATTATGCAAATGAGTACATTGGAAAAACTCCAAATCCAACTCATGAATACAAAATGGCTATTCAATTGTTAGCTGGAAAAATGTATGCAACAGGTTCTTTAGTAATTAATAACGCTGGAGAGATCCCCGGGAAAATTAGATATTTTCTTGAGATGGTTAAAAATCAATGAGCTTTTCCGTCCCTCGTTCCGATAGTTCGGGGGGCGTTGGAGATTTTGAAAACTCGGACGCCGCTCGTAATATTCATAGCCTTGTGCGTTATGGAGTAGTAGAAGAGGCTGACTATTTAAAAAGAGTTTTAAGAGTTCGGATTGGTAGAAAAGAAGACCCGGGCGGTTCAATCCTTACAGGTTGGATTCCGTTCATGGCTGATAGAGCTTTGAACTTAGGGAGTGCAACATGGGACCCTCCAGAGGTCGGGGAGAATGTCACCCTCCTATGTCCTAGTGGTGAAATAAATGAAGCAATAGTTCTAAATGGGGCAAGATATGGAACTTTGGGAATTCCACCTGTGGCGATTCCTAGAGGAACAGTTCATCGGCGTCAATTTGCAGATGGAACTTTTTTGGAATATGACCGTTTGCATTCTCGTCTTAGAGCGTTCTTTTTAATAACTGGAACTACTCTTGAATATGATCAATTAAATCAAAAATTGCTTTTAGATGTTAAAGGCGATATTGAAATAAAAGCTACTGGAAATATTAAAATTACAGCGGAGGGAGACATGGAACTCAAAGCTAATCGAATTGATTTAAACCCTTAACGGTTTTACAAGATAAACTTTATATGAGGCAAGTCAATTAAATGTCAGTCCAAGGGATGAGCTCGACAACTGGAAAAGACCTCGACGGCCTTGGTCATCTGACTCAAAGCCTGAGGGATATTCTGGCCACTCGAATTGGCACAAGGGTTTATCGTCGAGACTATGGGAGTTTGATTCCATCCTTGGTTGATAGACCTGTTAATGATTCATTAATTGCAGATATGCGGGCGGCTGTTGCTGATGCCATCGACAGGTGGGAACCTAGAGTGAAGTTGACTAAGGTTCAGATCCGAGCTGTTGATCCCGGTTCAGTAACAATGGACTTAACTATGGATTATGTAGTTGACGGTAAAACTGTTTTTATTGAGGGGTTCACTATCTAATGGCTTTAGATCTTTCCAGCTTGCCAGCTCCAGCCCTGATTGAGGCTTTGGATTATGAAACTATTTTGGCTCGAATGGTTTCTGATTTAGTGGCTAGAGATCCGAGCTATTCGGCAATTTTAGAATCAGACCCAGCTATAAAAATTTTAGAAGTTGCAGCGGCTAGAGAATTAATTTTGAGAGGTAGGATTAATGATTCTTTTAAAGCAACATTAATAGCCTTTTCTAGTGGATCAGATCTTGATCAATTATCGGCTTTTTATGGAGTAACAAGACAGACAAGTGAAACAGATGCTGATCTAAGAGAAAGAATTGTTTTAAGAATCCAAGGAAGTTCAACAGCGGGCGGGGCGTCTTGGTATCGCTATCAGGGATTAAGTGCATCGGCAAGATTGAAAGATGTGGCGGTTTCATCTCCAAGTCCGGGCGTCGTTGAAATGGCTGTTTTATCAGGTGAAAGAATTAAAGTTGAAAGTGAAACTGGAACAGCTTTGGATACGTCGGCGACTTATTACGGATTAACAAGAACAACTGGAGAAACAGACGCCGATCTAAAAACAAGAATTTTGGCCGCTATTGCAAATCAAGGTTCAGATGGAACGGCAACAACTCAATTAGTTAATGAAGTTAATACACATATTCAGGGAGACGCCGTTCGGGTTTTAACTGATACGGTCAACACAGTTTCTGCAACTATTACTCCAGCGGATGTGACCGCCGTGGTTTATTTATATCCAGACACTCCGAGCTCTGTTTTTACAGGATTAGAAGCAAGCTTGACCGCCGCTTTTAATGCGGCTGTTGGTTTGGGTTGGGACCTTACAACTTCATGGCTTATTTCTTCATTACATCCAAGTGGTGTTCAAAGAGTTGAATTGAGTTCCCCAACTTCAAATATTGTTGTAGGTCCATCCGCCGCTGTTGCTCTGAATAGTGTGAATATTACTCTTGGAGGTTATGACAGATAAATGACGACCTCGCAGCTTTTACCTTCTAACGCTACTCAGCTTGAAATTGATATTTCAGCAGCCGCTGATTTTCTGTCGGTTACTGAGGGAGCCTTGCCATCGGTAAGGGATGCAAAATATCAGAATATTCCCAATGATGTTGTTCCATGGCTTGTTTATGAATATGGCCTTGGAGAATTATTGCCATATCTTCCAGACCCTCGAACGGCGTTGGCCGAGGGTGTCGTTTGGCAAAGAATCAGGGGAACGCCTCAGGCAATTAAGACGGCTCTTACTTGGATTAATTTCACAGCAATTTTAGAAGAGAGTGAAGCGGGAACAATTCGCTGGGCTCAATTTCAACTTGGATTGGATCAGGCTCCAGCATCTTTGGAATTTATTGGAAATGTAATTGGAATAAGTCGCTTATCAGCTCCAGCTCGTTCTGACCTTTTTAGGGTTTACGGTGGAACTTATGACACAAGACGATTTTGGCTAGATGATCATGAATTAAGTTCGGGGTCTTGGCTTTGTGATCATTCAGGGGTCTATCTTCAATCTGATTGGCCTCAACTTTCTTTTGGTAGAGATCACCAAAGAAATCCAGCAATTCAAGAAACTCAGATATTTAGAACTAAAGAACATATAGAGGCAGAATTTTATAAATATGAGGATTCTTTTGTATTAAGTGAAAGTATTCTTGATGAGTGGTGGCATCTTTTACAGGAAGATGTTTTCACTATCAGTCGTTTACATTTCGGCCATTTCTGGGGATTAAATCCATTCCTCGGTGTTCCAGATTGGAACAGTGGATTACTTGTCGAAATATCTTGGCAAGGGACCGAAACTTGGAACTCTGTCGGAGCTTGGCGAAATCTTGGAACGCCTCCCGATCCATCGCCTCAATGGATTAATACAGTTTCATGGATTAAATTCTCGATGCTTCCTACTTTGCAATTTGCAAAGGCTGGAATTTATCTCTCAGATTATTCAATTCTTTCTGAAACTAATACTTGTTTTGCCGCTCGTCTGGAGGAAGAATTTGGCGACGGTCCATTCACTCTTTCTGATGCCGATTCGGCCACAGGTGAAAATATTTTAAGTGAGCATATTCAGCGATGGGAATATCAAGAATGGAATGAGCGAATTGATCGGGTTTATCAGACCACATTTACAGCCGCTCAGAATACAGCAAATGTTGGATTGGCTGAAAGGACTAACGCTCAATTCCTATTTACTGAGCCAGCGACTTATGGTCAATTTACGCTTAGTGATGGTGTTCTTAGTGAGGAATGGCATGTCCTTTATCAGACAGCAATTCATCATCAGGTCGGCCTTTCATGGGGGCCACCCGCTCAACAAGAGACAGAGAATTGGAGAGGTGCTCAACTTTCAGCTCCAACTCACGACTGGCAAGGGACCGAGACATGGGAGTCAACAGGTCTTGTTTGGAGAGCGTTCGAGTCTACATGGGAAAGTCAGCTCCACTGGATGCCATTTGCCTCAAGACTATTCCTCGACCAGCAATGGACAGGAATTTCTTGGAACGATGCTCAGGGTTACTGGACAGAAGAGGTTCTATCTTATGGACATAGAAATGGATTTGACTGGACATATACAGGCGAAACAGTTCAGGAGAGACAACATCACAGAACTCTCGCTGGCTCCTATTCATTAGGTACTGGCTATAATTGGCAATCATGGCAAGACGTCGGACTATTTACAGCCCCTGTTTATCTAACAGCCTCCACAGGCGATTGGATTGATGAAAGTCTTGAATCTCCTTGGTGGATTTATGACGGATCGCCTGAAACGTGGGAAACTGTAGTTACTTGGTCTTCTACTGAGCCATGGTTGGACGCTGTTGCTAATACATGGCAAACAGCAACACCGGGTCAGTGGATTGTTTCTGATGACACCCATCAGGATCGGGCGGCTTGGTTTGACACCAATACCATCTGGATTCAATCCTCGTTGTCAATTTCGACAAAACACTATTCCCACAATTAACTAGGACCGATAACATGACATTGACAATGGAGGCCAAAAACTAACATGGCAACTCTTACACAAGACGGAAGAGCTGGCCTCGCCGCATCCGTTAAAGCAAGAAACATTTATTTAGGTATTGGCTCAGGTCAAACCGCATGGGATACAACAACGCCCGCAGAATCAACAGCATCCTCGGCTCTAACAACAGCAGTTGGATATAGAGTTGCAACTCAAAAAGATTTTGTTGTAACCGCTCCCGGGACAGGTGCAATTTCACTTCCATCTGGAAGGTATGACGTTTCAGCAACTCAAACAAATCAACTTTATTTGAGGTTCACTTTAGACTTTGCTGATGCAAGTTCCGCTACCATAAGGGAGACAGGAATTTTCCTTGATACAACTCCGAACAGTGGGCTCCCAGCGGGTCAACAGTTCTTCACAACTTCCGAGGTTTCTAGTGCGGGAACACTATATCTAGTGGAACATATAGCTGCAATCATCAGGACTGCCGCTACCCGTGAGACCTTTGAGTTCGTTTTGCAATTCTAAAAATTAAGCTCCAACTATGACAACACTCGCTGGGTACTACAACAGGTTCAACGTCGCTGACAAGTATGACAATTTACTTTTCAGGGCGTCTAAGGGTCTGCAATCCGCTGAATTAAATGAAATTCAGTCCATCCTTAGTGATCGAATTCAAAAGATCTCTAATGTCCTTTTCAAGGATGGATCAATTGTTCGTGATGGATCGGCGACTATTGACGCCGCCACTGGACAAGTACAAATGGCCGCTGGAGCCATTTATGTTCTTGGAGCTGTTAGAGAAGTTTCAAGCACTACTTTCACAATCCCGACGAGTGGACAGCTTTCAATTGGGGTAAGGGTTACAACTTCAGAAGTTACTGAGGTTGAATCATCAGCTCTTAGAGATCCAGCAACAGGGACACGAAACTACGATGAGCCCGGTGCTGGTAGAACAAAACGAGAATTAGTTTGGGGCTGGTCTGGAGATGGTGGCTCAGGAACCTTCTATCAAATCTATGCGGTAGAAAATGCCACTCTAGTCACTCAGGTTGAACCACCTCAGCTTGATTCAGTAACTCAGCTAATTGCTAGATACGACAGAGACTCAAATGGCAACTATGCGGTAAGAGGATTAAATGTTGTCAGTCAGGGTTCAAACGCCGCTGGAACTAACTATCTTTTCACTGTTACTCAAGGGGTAGGAAATGTAGAAGGATATAAGGTTGATAAGCCAGCATCGATTCAAAAAAGTTTCACAAAAAATCCTGATCTTTTTAGCATTAATAATGAGCCTCATTCATCCTCAACGGCTGCAACTCAAACAGTCACTCTGAACTATTCGCCACTTAATGCGATTAGTGATTGTGTTGTAACTCTTGAAAAGAGCGTTACTATTTCCCATGGTTCATTTACTGGAGCATCCGACCCGCTTCCAGATACCGCCGTTTTAAGTATTCAATCTGTAACTCAGGGCGGTACAACTTACAGCCTTGGTACTGATTTCAATTTGACTTCAGATCAAGTTGACTGGAGCCCGGGAGGAGCTGAGCCAGCTCCCGGTTCTACTTATTCGGTAACTTACAGATATTTGGATTCGGTAACGCCCGCAAATATAAATGAAGATAATGGAACTTTTGAGGTCACAGGTGCTGTTGCTTCAACTTTGATTCTTGTTGATTACAATTGGAAGCTTCCTCGTTATGACGTCATGACGATGAATAAAACAGGAGAAATAAATTTAATTAAAGGAGTTTCATCAAGATTCAATCCTGAGGTTCCGTTGCTATTTGTTCCAGATAGTGACCTTTTATTGGCCTCTATTTATTACAACTGGAAGTCAACTCACACTCCATTGGTGGATGACATCGGAACCCGAGTCACATCTATGGATGACATGCGGAAAATCAAAAAGGCAATTGTCAACCTTCATGACTTGATAGCAATAGAACGTCTTGAACGTGACCTTGCATCAAAAGAGCCCGCCGCAAAATATGGAACATTCTCCGAGCCGTTCAACGATGATAGCTTGAGAGATCTTGGACAAGCTCAGGACGCCGTGATGATTTCAGGCGACTTGCAAATGCCTGTTCCGATCACTCAGGTTGAGCCAACAAACAATGCAACAACAACCTCAACTCTGGATTACACAGAAGAGGCGGCCTTAAGTCAGGTTTTAAGAACTGGCTCAATGTTGATAAATCCTTATCAATCATTTGAACCAATCCCAGCCTTAGTGACGTTGAACCCATCAACAGACCTTTGGACAATTGTTGATGAGCAAGTTACCAATACAGACTCCACTCGAAGAATTGGAGCTGGAAATAGGTCCTCCACATGGACAACCGAAACTCTTGAACTTGTTTCATCTGTTAGTGAAGTAATCGAGTTTATGAGACAGAGAACAGTAGCTTTTGAGGTTGCTGGTTTTGGTCCTAGTGAAAATCTTTTAAGGCTTACATTTGCGGGTGATGAAATTACATTGTCACCAATGCCTCAGGCGAACGCCTCGGGTGAGCTGACTGGATCTTTTACAGTTCCAGCAAATGTCCCCTCAGGTGACGTTGAGGTTGAGTTCTTAGGGGCTGGAGGAAGTAGAGGAACAGCCCGCTATTTTGCACAAGGAACCTTAAGGACTGAGCAATGGGTAAGGAATAGAGTCACAACAACTTCTTTTTGGTGGGGTGGCTGGGACCCTCTTGCTCAAACTTTTGCTTTGACAGAAGATCGTCAAATTAGTTCAGTTGATTTGAAATTTACTCAAGTTGGAAATACAGGGAATGAGGTTCAAGTTCAAATCAGAGAAACAGATAATGGATTCCCTACGGCCACTGTTATTGGTGAGGCTGTAATTCCGGGTAATCAATTAACTACTAATAATGTTTTTGTAAATGCAGCATTTTCAAACTTGGTTCATTTGGTAGCCGATAGAGAATATGCAATCGTGGTCATGACTGATGACGCCGCTCATGCTGTTGCTATTGCAGAAATTGGAAAATATGATCAATTTGCACAGACATGGGTAACAGCTCAACCGTTCACAATTGGAACTCTTTTAAGTTCATCAAACGCTAAGACTTGGACTCCACATCAAGATATGGATCTTTGTTTTAGGTTGAACGCTGCAAGCTTTACATCTACTTCTAAGACTGTTGACCTTGGTACTTTATCTGTCACTAACATGTCAGATATTCAACCATTCGCACCTGTTTATCTTCCTAGTGCGGCGACTAATACGATCTTTAAATACACAAGATCGACTGGAGAAATCTTCGAGATGGATTCAGGAACAGGGGTTAACTTGGCGGCGTTTGTAACTGACACAATGTCAGTTCAAGCGGTTCTAAATGGAACCTCAAAATTGAGTCCTGTTTCATTCCCCGGAATGGTTACAAACATCGGCTCACTTGATACGGCGGCAACATACATCTCCCGAGCGTTCACGCTCAACACAAGTGGAGGAAGCCTCAAGATTTATTTTGATGCTTTAATTCAAGGAACGGCTACGGTCACACCTGAATATGACGCTGGCTCACAAACATGGACTGGTCTATCTCTTGATAGTTCAACTCCATTAGGTGACGGTTGGGTTGAATATAAATATTCAGTCGCAGCCGCTGGCCTTTCAACAACTGCCATTAAATTGGCTCTCGCTGGAACTCCACAGTTCCGTCCAAGAGTTCGTAATTTGCGAGCCATCTACATCTAAGGAGTTTTTAACCAATGACTATTCAAGACGACAGGACCACCAATTTAAACCTCAAAAAACCTTATCCAACTAACTTGCTGGCTGATGATGTTTTGAGGATGCGTGATGCTTTGGACGCTATTGATACAGCGGTTCATGGCAAAGCATCAACAACGGCTGTTCAAGGTTTAATTGATACCGCTGTTGCAGCTTTGGTTGATTCCAGCCCAAATGCTCTTAATACACTTAATGAATTAGCAGCAGCGATCTCGGATGATCCTTCCTTTGCCACAACAATGACAAACAATCTTGCAACTAAGCTAGGATTGACAGGAGGCACAATGAGTGGTGGGGTGACTTTTTCAAGTGGTGATTTAACATTGTCAGCAGATCCAACCTCGGCTCTACATGCCACTACTAAGCAGTACACCGACACACAAGTTGCTGGTCGGGCAACTCTCGGAATTGCCGTTGCACTCGGCTAACTTGTAAACCCTCAATTATTTAAAACATTCCTCTCATGGCTGAAGTATTTAATAGAACTGGAGCATCACCCGGTTCATCAATGACCGCAATCTATACAGCTCCAAACAATGCAGCTACCGACGTAGCGATTGTCTTGTCTTGCAATTGTTCAAACATTTCTGGTTCCACTATCTCTCTTGATGTTCAAGTTTTTGATGGTTCAGGAAATGCCGCTCAATACATTTTGAAAAATGGTGCAATCCCGAGTGGAACATCTTTGGACGTTATTCAAAATAAACTTATTTTGAAAAATGGTGAAAGCATTAGAGCTTTACATTCAGGTGGAGCTGGTCAATTTGATCTTCAAGTTTCCGCCCTTGAAATTACATAGAAACTAATTAGTTTCTATTTTTTTCTTTCCGCCCATTAGAGAACTATGACCAAAAATTCAAAATGCTTTGGCTCTGATACAGAAAATAGAGTTGGAGTTTACAGGCTAAACAATTACACCAATTACATTAGAAATAATGATTGGTGGTTTAATCCCGGTGAAAGTCGATTCCCCGATGCTGGCCATAACAGCGGTCAGCCGTCCACATACACATGGGTATGCCCTCCGGGCGTGACAAAAGTATCGGCGGTTTGCATTGGCGGCGGAGCTGGAGGCGGTCAGAATTGGGCTCAGGCGGGCGGCTCAGGTGGAGGACTTGGATGGAAGAACAATATCACTGTGGTTCCCGGTCAGAGTTACACAGTCCAAGTTGGCAGCGGCGGTCATAAGAGTAGTAATAGGGGCGGTAAATTGTCGTATTTCATAAACACCGGAACAGTTGTTGGCGGTGGTGGTGGAAATAATGACGGTCCTGAAAGTCAAAGCGACTGGACTCCTAACTCTGGGCCAGAAAGCCGTGGCGGCGGTTGGACTGGTGACGGTGGCGGCCCCGGAGGTCGAGCACATAGTTGGGACTGGGGTGCTGGAGCTGGAGGTTGGCAAGGCAATGGCGGCCAAAACGGTAGTGAAAATGGATCTGGAGGAGGTGGTGGAGCTGGCTCTCCATACAGTTCAACACATGGGTCAGGAGCTGGTGGCGGTGTGGGTTGGTATGAAAAAGGACCAAATGGCCGTGGCGGGTCATGTGCTGGGAGTTATCCTCAGAATGGAGCAAGGGGAGCGGCTGGTGGTTTCTGGAGCCAAAATAGTGGTCAAGGTTTAGGTGGTGAAGGTGGGTCAAAAGGATCTGGCCCTTATTCAAATTTTTACTCAGGATATGATGGGATCGTTGGAGAAAACCCATGGGGGCATGGTCCATATAGCAACAACATAAATGGAGGCTGGCCGGGTGGCGGATCAGGCGGAGCTGGAACAAGCCAAGGAGGAGGCAATGGCGGCTGGGGTGCTGTTCGTATAATTTGGGAAGGTGAAGTTTATGGAACCAATAGAAGTTTCCCTTCTACTAATTGCACTGAGTTGAACCCAGCTCAGGGCTATCAAATCAACGTAAATTCCTAAAAAAAATGGCAAACGAAGAAACTGTTTATTACATAAAAGTCGAGGATGGAATTCCTGTTGGAAATCCAATGGACTTAAGTTCTGTTCGGACTATTGGCTATTTTGAAAATGGCTATAGAAATGGAGAAATCCCAGCGGGTTATGAACGATATAAACATGTTCCCGAACCTGATGAACTTGAATGGTATCAGCGTTATTTTGAAGCCAACGGAGGCAAAGGTGATAGGAACCTACATAAAGTTAATGATGCTTGGCAAAGAATTTGGACAGTTGAAACTATGAATGAAAATGAGAGAGCTGTTCATAGAGTAAGAGAGGCTGAGGCGTTCCATTTAAGACATCCTGAATATCCGTCATGGGTTTGGAGTGATGTTCGAGGTGGTATGGAACCTCCAGTTCCTTGCCCTCCAGAATGTGTTGTAAATCCAAAATGGAATGAAGCCTTGCAAAAATGGGAAGGACAATCTTTAGAATCAACTGGTTTTACACCATTAACTGAAGAAGAAAAAGCAGCAATTAGACAGCAATTAGAAGATAAAAGAAAAGCGGCTTTAGGTTTAAATTAAATCTTTTTCCTAGTCCTCCCGAATTGCGGATACAATAGGAAAGACAACAGCGGCTGTTTCTTTTAACGCCGTGTCTCGATAACATGTCAACATCGAGGTAATTTTCAACTCGCACTATGAGCACATCATTTCTTCATGGCGTCGAGGTGTTGGAGATCGACACAGGCTTAAGACCCATAAAAACAGTTCGCTCTGGGGTAATTGGCTTAGTCGGAACAGCTCCAGCAGCCGACGCAACAATTTTCCCGCTTGATACACCTGTATTAGTTGCGGGTGACAGAACCAAGGCTGGCAAGCTTGGAACTACTGGAACACTACCCGCCGCCATGGACGGAATATTTGATTCCGCTGGGGCTGTTGTAGTCGTAATCCGTGTTGATAGCACAGGAACTGACGCTCAGGTTTTGAGTAATGTCATCGGCTCGTCTACTGGATACACAGGAGCTCATGCCCTTCTAGCTGCAAAAATGGAAGTTGGATTTGATCCAAAAATCCTTATTGCTCCCGGCTTTACATCAAGCCAAGTAACTGACGGAATAACTTCAATTAACGTCACGACTCCGGGCTCTGGTTATACATCAGCTCCTAGCGTTTCAATCTCAGGCGGCGGCGGAAACGGTGCAACAGCAACAGCAACAGTTAATGCCTCTGGAGTTGTTACCGCTGTAACTGTTACCGATGGAGGTAATGGATATTCATCAGCTCCTACAGTTTCATTCTCAGGTGGTGGTGGATCATCAGCCGCTGCAACAGCAAACACAGGAACTTTGAAAAATCCTGTAGTAGCTGAGCTCGAAGGAATCGCTGATCAATTGGCCGCTGTTATTATTGCGGACGGTCCAAATACTACAGACGCTGCTGCTCAGGCTTATGCAGCCTTACACGCAAACCCAAGGATTTATGTAATTGATCCACACGTTAGGGTTTACGACACAGTGTCTAGCACTTATGTAAATCTTCCAGCGTCTTCCAGAGTTGCTGGCTTGATTGCTAAGACTGATGAGGAAAAAGGTTTTTGGTGGAGTCCTTCCAACCAAACACTTTCAGGAATTTCTGGAGTTGCTAGGACTGTTCCTTTCCAACTTGGTTCCTCTACAAGTGCAGCAAATTTGCTGAACGAAAATCGCGTTGGCGTCATAATCCGCCAAGATGGATACAGATTGTGGGGAAATCGCAGTACCTCAAACGATTCTAAGTGGGCTTTCCTTTCTGTAAGGAGAACCGCTGACATGATCAATCAGTCTATTCTTGAGGCTCACTTGTGGGCTGTTGATAGATGTATTAATAGAACCTATCTTCAAGATGTAAAAGAGGGAGTTGATGCGTATCTAAGGACCCTCATTGCTAAAGGAGCAATTCTTGGAGGTTCATGTTGGGTTGATCCTGAGCAAAACACTCCAGCCGATATTGCAGCGGGCAAGGTCACTTTTGATTTTGATTTCACTCCTTGCTACCCAGCCGAGAGAGTAACTTTCCGTAGTCAATTAACTAATGGCTACATCACATCAGCTCTATTTGATTGAGGATTAATTCATGCTTCCAAGAACTTTAAAAAATTTCCAGCTTTCCGTTGACGGTGTTGGATATGCGGGGAGGGTTACTGAACTCACCCCTCCTACTCTCTCAACTAAATCTGAGGAATACAGAGCGGGAGGGATGGATGCCCCTTATTACATTGACATGGGCAGTGAGGCCATGGAGGCCGAGTTCACTGTTTCTGAATACAACGAGGCACTCATTCAACAATGGGGCCTCCAAGATACAAACGCTGTTCAGTTGACCGCTAGGGGAGCAATGCAGCGACCCGGTGAAGATGCTGTGGCGATTGTTATCAACCTCAGAGGTTGCATCAAGGAACTAGACATGGGATCTTTCCAGTCTGGAGAATTGACAGAGTGCAATTTCACAATGGGTGTTTCATATTATCGAGTTGAAATTGGTGGGACAAATCTCATCGAAATTGACGTTGAGAATATGACTCGCTTGATCGGCGGTACTGATCAGCTCGCATCTATGAGAACCGCTCTCGGTATCTAAAACTAAAACCCACCAAACATGACCACCAAGAAAACAACAACGGCGGATAAGTCTCCCACCGTCCATGTTGACCTCGATTATCCAATCACAATTGCTGGGGCCACTGTTAGCTATTTAACAGTGCGTCGGCCTAAAGGTCGAGACTTGTTCGCTATGCAAGAGCAAGAGGCAAAGGGTGTATCTGAGGCTCAAAGAACTAAGACCATGTTGCAAAACCTTTGCGAGTGTGGTCCAGAAACTTTGGATGAATTAGACGTCTCAGATCTAACTCGACTAAGTGAGATGATTGCGACTTTTACCCAGTCGGGCGGCCAGAAATCGGAGAGTTCAGACGAGCCGTCCTGATCCTGTCAAAATTAACAGGATGGGGCCTTAGCGAAATCCTCGATGAAACAGTAACTGAGATTTATGAATGGCTTAAGGCCGCTCAGAAACTAGAGGCCGAGGTCGCCAAAGAAACCAAAAAACAACTACGGAGGAAGTAAGTGGCCAAAGGACAATCCCACATAATTTTAAAAATTGGTGGGCAAGTTCTTGGTTCACTTAATAAGTCTATAAAACAAGCGAATGCCTCAGTCCGAGGCATGAGCACAACGGTCAGCAGAAACCTCAACGACGGCTTTGCAGCGGGTCAGCAGGGGATGATGAACGTGGTTAACAACCCCGCTTGGCGAGCGGCGGCGGTTGCTTCCACAGGTATTGGGCTCGCTATGGTCGATACCATGAAGGTCGTTGCTGGATTCGAGCAGACCATGGACGCCGTGTTTGCCAAAGTAGGCGACTCGACTGCGGCACAACAAGCAAGCCTCACAAACCTTGCAAAAGAATTAGGACGCACGACAAAATATACCGCTCAAGAATCAGCCGCTGCGATGGAGTTCCTCGCTCAGGCTGGATATAAAACGAATCAAATATTAGACGCAACACCCGGTCTTTTGGATCTTGCGACTGTAGGTAAACTTGAGCTTGCGGAAGCGGCTGATATTGCCTCGAATGTTCTCGGTGGCTTTGGTATGCAAGCCTCGGAGACTAGCAAGGTTGTAGACCTCTTAAGTAAGGCTTCCGTCTCAGGTAACGTAGACGTGACAATGTTGGGAGAGGCTTTCGCCAAAGCAGGACCACCATTTAAAAATGCTGGTCAATCAATTGAATCCTTAGCCGCTTCACTTGACATTCTCGGAAATGCTGGCGTTCAGGGTTCGGAGGCTGGAACTCACTTAAGGGCCATGATGCTCCGAATGGCATCAGGACAGGCGGACGGTGCGTTGAATGAGTTGGGTGTTTCTGTAAAAGATGCCAACGGTCAAATGAAACCAATGGCCGATCTATTGGCAGAAATAGATAAGGCCATGCGTGATCAAAACATTACTGGTCAGGCACAACTCGCAATGCAAAAAGATCTGTTCGGAATGCGAGCGGCGACGACTGGAATGATTCTCCAAGAAAAGGCAGCGACTGGAGAACTTCAAAAACAAATTGAGTTGTTAGCAGATAGCGAAGGTCACGCTTCAAAGACTGCTAAGAAGATGAACGATAATTTGGCAGGTGCTTTTAAACGGCTTCAATCGGCGTGGGAAGGTTTACAGCATTCCATGGGTGGAGACTTAACAGGAATCCTGACGAAATTAACGGATGGACTTGCAAAAGTTGTCGGTGGTGTTGCTTGGTTATTTGAAAAAATCCCCGGTCTTGGTGAAGCGGTCTTTTTATTGAGTGGAGCTTTTGCCGCTTTAACCGCTGCCCTTCCTTTCATTTTCTATTCCGTCGGATTATGGAATGCGGGTCTGGGAACAATGGTTGGCAAAATGAAGCTTGCCTCTTTATGGGCAAGTATTTCATCTGTCAAATTCACAGCTATGTGGGCCGCTGCTACAGGCCCAATTGGTTTGGCAATTGCTGGAATCGCCGCTGTTGTTGCTGGGGTCGTATTGCTATGGAAAAAATGTGACTGGTTTAGAAATGGAATAACTCAGATATTCAATTCAATTTTTGGGATTTTCCGAGGAGCATGGAATATGGTCAAAGGATTTTTCCAACTCATTGGCGGCCTAGTCACAGGGAACACAAAATTAATTGATACAGCTTTATCAAATTTATGGAAAGGATTCCAAGGATTCTTTGGAAATATTCTTGGTGCTGTTTTAAGGATTGCCAAATTTATAATTCTTCTACCTTTCCAAATAGTCGGAACAATTATTAAAACTGTCATTTGGGGAATACAAAATCTATTTAAATTAGTTTTCAATTTAGTCAAAGGGAGTTTGTATCTTCTTTATAAATTGGTAGTTAATATTTTTGGCCTTGGCTGGATACACAAGGCGGTCATCCTTCCACTCTGGAATGGATTAAAAAATGGAATTCCAAAGTTGATCAGCGGCGTTGGAAATCTTTTGACAGGTTTATTAAAAGGTCTAGGAACTTTAATTTTAAATATTATCCTTGCCCCATTTAGAGGATTAAAAGCTCTTTTAGGAAAGGTAATTGTTCCAGCTTTCAAAGCAATTCCAAATCTTATTGGTGGAGCATTAAAAGGAATCGGAAGCGGAATTGTAAATATTGCGACCGCTCCATTGAGAGGAATGGGGGCAATTTTGAAAGGCGTTGTAATGCCCGGATTATCTTGGCTATGGAATCTAGGGCAGCCAATAAGAGATGGCCTAATGAGGGGCCTTACTGGGGCGGCTCAGGCACTTTCTAATTTCACATCAACCATTGGCTCTTGGTTCTCCAATCTTGGCTCTAATGCGTTACAGGCTGGAGCCGATTTTGTTAATGCAATAAAGGATGGAATTTTAGGAGCTGCCCAAAACCTATGGAATGCAGTTACAGGGGTGTTTGGAAAAATTAGAAATATGCTTCCATTTTCAGACGCAAAAGAAGGCCCATTGGCTGACCTAACCGCAAGCGGAAAAATGATGATGGATACATTAGGGAAAGGAATTCAACTTGCAAAAGATGGAGACATCCTTGGAGGCGTGAGACAAGCTCTTGGCGGGATTGCTGGGGCTATCTCTAATTTCCTATTGCCTAACCCTCAGGGCTCGGCTCAGGGGCAAGCGGCCACACCTCAAGGGGCTCCAGCTCCAGCCTTAGGAAGTACAGAACAAAATCAAAAGGCTCCAGCTCCAGAACCAAGTTTTTTAAATCTTGGCGGTTTGCTTAATCCAACTAATGTTCCAGCTCCAGTTTCCTTGGATGGATTAATTCCAGCCGCTCAACCTCAGCCCGCTTTGGCAACCGCTGGGGCGTCAATGGGCGGGCAAAACATCACGGCAACATTTAATATTAATGGGTCTAGCAGTGACGCTCAGGCCATAGCGGAGCAAGTCCGAACGGTGTTTAATGACATTGTTGAAGAGGCTCAGGCTGGGGCTCGTTCTTTCCTAAATGATTAATGACATTATCAACTCTTGGCTCATATAGATTTGAAGTAAATACGGCGGCCTTTGACGATTATTCAAGGTCGGTTGATTATCGTTGGAAACAACAAGAACGCTTAGGAAGGGAACCCGCTCAGCAATACATGGGAAAGGGAACAGAAACAATAAGTTTAAAAGGGACAATCTATCCAAGCTTTAAAGGTGGCATTGGTCAGCTTGACGCAATGAGAGCATCAGCCGAAAAAGGAGAGCCGTTGACTTATGTGGATGGACTCGGAAATTTATTTGGAAAATATTGTATTAAATCAGTAAAAGAAACAGGAACTGTTTTTCATAAAAACGGAATTGCAAGAAAACAAACTTTTGATTTATCTCTAGTAAAATATGGATCAGAAACTGTTGAGGGTTCCGCCGCTGGATATTCTGGAACTCCTATCTCATTCCCTAGTACGGCCATAGCATGAGTAGTTTTAAATACATCACAAAACAAGACGACGAATTGGACGCAATTTGTTTTCAGTTCTATGGGAAGACTAGAGGAACAGTTGAAGCGGTTATGGATGCCAATAGAGAATTATCAAAACATCTTCCATTGATTCCAGAGGGGCAAACAATCATTCTTCCAGAGTTGCCAAGTGAAGCTCCAGAGACACCAGCGGCGGTGAAATTATGGTCATAAATGGAACGCATTATGACGGCGATTTTGCGGTCAGAATTGACAATCAAATTCTCACATTTACAAACACAAAAGACATCCCAGACGATTTTGAACACTTAATTAAATTCGCTCCAATATGTCCGCCGCCTCCACATACAGATGAGGATCATGAGCATCTGGGGAAGATGCACGATAAATTCAAAGAGCTTATGGAGATAGAAAAAAATCATGCCAGCGGCAACTAGAATAGGCGACGCTGATGTTCCTCATTGTTCGGGGATGACGAGGGCTCAGGGAAGCGGCGACGTCTTTGTGAATAGCATTGGATGGTCAAGGCAGGGAGACAACAACACAGGCCATCTGCTGCCCGCTCCTATTTGCCCCGGTCATGCGGCTCCTATTTCCTCGGGGTCCTCTAGTGTTTATGTAAATGGCAAACAGGCTGGCCGTGTCGGGGACCCGACTTGTACGTCTGTAGCCGCTGGAAGTCCAGATGTTTTTTGTGGAGGTTAATAGATGAAACCTGTTTGGAAAATTACTTGCAATGATTCCGACATAACAGACAAACTAAGAGATCGTCTTTTGAGTTTGAATTTAAAAGATGAGGCGGGGATGAAATCCGACACAATGGATCTGCAATTGGATGATCGAGATTTTGAATGTCCTATCCCTCCAGCTAAAGGAATTTTAAAAGTGTGGCTTGGTTGGGGTAGCCCTGAATACATGGGAACTTATGTCATTGATGAAATCGGTTTAAAAGGCAATGCAAAAACAATGACGATCCGAGCAAAGGCAAGCGAAACAGCTCCCGGTTATAAATCACCTCATACTTTTTCTTTTGATGAAACAAACGTCAAAGAGATCGTGGAGACAATTGCAGCTCGTCACGGATTAACGCCCCTAGTGGACGCAAAATTTGCGTCTGACCTCATAACACACATAGACCAAGTAGAAGAGTCTGACGCCCATTTCCTCACCCGCTTAGCCAAGGATTATTCGGCGGTCGCAAAACCCGCAAATGATAAATTGCTTTTTCATGAAAAAGATTCTGAAGCAACACCATCTGGAGCAAGTAAACCAGTATTAAAAGTTTTGGCTACAGACACAAAAGATTGGAAAGCAACTCTCATTGAGCGGAGCGATTACAAAGAGGTCCAAGCCAAGTGGATGAACCATGAGACAGGATTGGAAGAATGGTTGGTCGTAGCTAATGATTCAACAACAGGGCAAAGCTTCAAAGAAAAAAAATTGTTTCCTACTAGAGCCGAGGCAAAAGAGGCGGCAACTTCAAAATTAAAGGAAATGACTCAAGGGAAGTTATCTGTAGATTTCACATTAGCGACTGGAGATCCAACAATTTTTGCAGAGGGTCAAGCATCATTCTCGGGATTCCGTACACCGATAAATGGAAAACAACTACCAATTAGGTCTGTATCACATAAACTAAGTGCGGCGGGATATACAACACAGGTGAACTGTTCCGAGAAAGCACCCGCAGTATCTGAAAAAGAAAGCTCGGACGGTGGAGGATAAATTTGAACCGAAGAGATCCCGACACAGTTTCACAGTCTGATATATATCGGGCTATCGGAGTCTTAGAGGGAAAAGTTGATTCTCTGCATTCTGTAATTAATTCTAAAAGCGATGATTTAGGCGTTGCATTCGGACGCATATCTGAGCTAGAAAAGAGCGTGTCAAAAGCCGTTGGGATTGCGATTGCTTGTTCAGTGATTCTTCCCTTAGCCATGCAACTTTTAGGCGACTTTAGACAAAGCAATTTTGAGACGACAAAACAAACAACAATCGGGAGGTCTAGAGGTGATGACTTTCTTACAGGAAGCATTGAAAAGTTACACAGGCGATCCACATCAGGAGCAAGCATTCGCATTTCTTGAAGGACGCATAAGCAAGACAGATCAACAAATTTTTAAATCAATTTTTGACCAAACAATTTTTGAACCTCCAGAGGAAGATGATTAATTGTTTCAGTTTGTTACGAAACCTGTAATGCTGTTTCACTCTAGGCATTCCATGTTTATATTAAGGGAGCCTTAAGTCACATATCGGGCGTGACTCCTCTGCACTGGACAAGATAAGTGTCAGCCTTTCAGGGATATGAGCTGCGATCAAATCCCCTCTTTTATTCTTTTTGAGGGTTCAAAAAGACGTTTCCTACTACTTCAGGACCGCAACGCATCGGCACTTCCAGAGTGAGAAAGCCTCCCTAATCAGGAGGCTTTTTTAATGGCATGATGTAGACAGAGATAAAAAGGTCATGCCGAAATGGACAAAGAGCTCGACAAAGAAAAAACCAAAGAAGAAGAAAAGGACTATCAGTATGTAAGAGATGATCATTGGCTCATGGGAGACTGTGAAGATGAAGACCTTTACAACTGATTGTAAATTAAATATGAAAAGCTTTTGCTTTTAGGCTTTCCGTGTTTATATTAAAGGAGTCACCCGCCAAAGACTCATGACACTTGTAATCGCTCAGCATTCCTTTCAAAAAGAAAAATTTGTATGGGATGGAATGTATTTGACCTATGGAGACAACAGAGACTTTATTGCTCGCTTCAAGTATGGCCGCAAAAATTACAAAACTTGGATTAATTTCCTTGTAAAAAATTTCACCGTTGAGGAATACTTGAAACTCATTGATCACAGAAACCCAGATCATGTTGCTCCATTGACCGCATTAGAAACAAAAGGTTTTGTTTCTAACTACAGAAAAAGCAAAAGAGGTTAACCACCTCTTTTTTTTTGTTTGTTACTAATTGTTAATTAAATACGGAAAGCTTGCCAAACTAAGCAATTCGGGTTTATATTAAGAACATACCAAAGGACATCAAATGAACTTCTTCAACACCTTCTTCACAGAAAAAAATCTTACAGAAGAAACCTATGAAGTCACCTCAGCAAACGGAACTCCAAACCTAATTCCAACAAGTGCTGTTATCGATGCAATCAAAAGGACACAAGGAACAGAGGCTCAGCAAATCGAAAAAATCTTGAGACAGATTGATTTCGCAAATGGCAACGTCCACCACTTCCTAAAGCACATCGCTCAAGGCTTAGCCATCGACTTCTAAAGACAGCCCCGAAAGGGGCTCTTTTTTTTGCTTATTACTAATTGTTAATTAAATATGTAATGCTTGCCAAAACGGGCTTTCCTAGTTTATATTTAAAACATACCAAAGGAACTTCAAATGACTGCTAAAACAAAAACTAACTTCATTTTTGAAATTGATCACCCTGATACAGTTTCCCCAAGAGCTATTCAAACAAGTGTTGTAGGACAAAAAGGATTGTTAGATTTCAAAGCTTTAGAGATTAACGAGATCTCACCTTTTAAGACAAGGTATGTTTTTCAAGTTAAGCACCCAAGACATATAACACCAAAAGAAATTGAACAAAAAATGGAAGGCCGCCAAGGTTGCATCTCTCTCAAAATTCTTGAAGTTATCCCTCAGTAACCACCCGACCCCGAAAGGGGTCTTTTTTGTTTGTTACTAATTATTAATTAAATATGTAATGCCTTTACTTTCGGGCAGTTCGGGTTTATATTTAAAACATACCAAAGGAACTTCAAATGAACATCCACACAGCATCACCAACAATCACAGGCTACACAATCAAAATTTCTGCAAAGCAAACTTTGAGCGTAGTTGTCAAGTCTGGTCCTAATGCTTATTGCTCAGTTTCTACAAAAACAGAAGGCGGACGCAATCTACCTTTTGGAAAAGTCTTCCACGGTGAAGACTGCTTAATTCAAGCTCTAAATTCTTACAAAAGAGCAACAGTTAAAAAAGCAATCCGTCAGGTTATCTCTGAGCAAGTTTAAAGCTCAGAGATTTTTTCTTTTACAACACAATGTAAATAAATGCGGAAAGCCTTGACTTTTAGGCGTTCCGCTTTTATATTTAATACATACCAAACAAAGGAACCGAAAATGTCAAACTACAAGCCTTTCACTTCAACAAGAAAAGATGGCTCTACATTCGCTCTAGTTGTGAGAGTTGACAGAGACGGCGAAACAAATGCAGTTCATGGATATGCTGGCCGCTACTTCAAAACAGAAAAGGCTGCCATCAGGAGCTGCGAGAGATGGATCGCTAAAAACGCATAAGAGCCGAAAGGCTCTTTTTTTTGCTTTTACAACTAAATGTTAATTAATAGCGGAATGCCTTTGCTTCG